ATAGATGAGATAGAAGTTTCCGTTGCTGACTTTGGTGCAGTAGGAGACGGATCAACTGACAGCGTTGAAGCATTTGAAAATGCCTTTACAGAATTATTTAGAAATGCGAATCCGGATTATAAAAAGGTCCTTAAGGTTCCTAATGGAGAATACCTATTCAGTAGCGACTTGGAAATTCCAAGCAATGCTATTATCAAGGGAGAAACCAAGAACGGAGCCATACTTAACTTTGACACAAATAACATAAGATTCATTACGGATACTGGATCCAGCCTAGTTGAATTTAGCAGTAGCAATAGACCAGAAAATATTCAGATATCAAATATCACAATACAAAGATCATCAGGACAAACAGTTATCACAGGATTAAAGGATGCAACTTTTGATCATGTTAGATTCAAGGGTGAATATAGTTTAGGTGCTGTGGTAACCACACTTTCAACTGAGCCTGCGGCAGTGTTTTGGAGCAATGACCTTGCTGGCTTGAAAGTTGATAACATTACTTTTGATACTTGTGAATTTGAATACAACAGCGTTTCTTTAAGCAGCAGCCAAACTGTTGTAACAGAAACAGCAATTAAATTCTTACACTGTAAATTCTTTGTAAATGATACTTCAATCTATGTTAACGGTGTTTCAGGACAAACCAATACATGGAGCCTACACGATTGTAAGTTTGAAGAAATTGCTACACAGGTTTTTAGATCCAACTATGGTTCAGGAACACTGTTTGATAGATGTGAATTTAAGAATTGCGGTAACGGCACTAACACAGCATCCAATCCTAGTTCCTCAATTATTTTCTTTGGTGAAAGCAAAAACAACCTTGTGGTAAATTCCGTAAGTGACAGACAGCAGGCGGCTGGTGTTGTTACTTCCGAATTAACGGCAGCGGTTTCCGAAGTATACAACGGAGACTATACACAACTTATCAACAGAAACTATAGTGATGTGTATCTTTCAAACAGTTTTAGACCAGTTGCAGTCTTTTCAGCATTAAACAATTACATTAAAGTAAATTATGTTTTAAGACTAGGACAACACATTAGATACGGTGTGCTAAAATTCACACTAGGCGATAACCTCCAAAAAATATCCTTTACTGATGAATATCAGTTTTCGGATAGTTCACTATCTTCCGAAGGAGGCAAGATAATGTCAAACTTTGAGTTTGATGCAAGCGTTAGAGATAATGACGATAACACGGGTGATAGCGCAGGCGCACCTGATACAATCGTTCTATACTACAAAAATCCAAACGCTACAGGAAGAACTGGAAATTTCTCATTCGACGTTTCCTATGGTGTTTAATTATCTTACATTTGTAAGCAAAAAATGAAAAGGATTGAACAAAAAATTTCTTGTTCTTTCCTTTTTTATTTGTTACAATATGTGAATAATTTTTTAAATGCAACTAAAGGGCATTCAAAAGTTTAAATTTTTGCCACCAATTCAGGCTGGAAAAATTGCATCTGATAAATACCCTTACTACATATAATAAGAGAGAAAAGAAGGCGAAAATGACAAAAGAAATATACATCAATAAGCGTTCCGGCTCCAAGGAAAAACTAGATCTAGATAAAATGCATTTTGTTGTTGAAGAAGCCTGCAAGGGATTGTCAGGTGTAAGTTCTTCACAAATTGAAATGAATGCGGATTTACAATTCTACGACGGAATGACAACTGACGAGATACAGAATATCTTGATTAGAAGTGCCAACGATCTTATTTCGTTGGAAAACCCAAACTATCAATATGCAGCAGCAAGATTATTGCTCTACAGTCTACATAAAAAAGTATACGGAAGATACGAACACGTATCGTTGCTTCAGATCATAGATAAGAATATCGAGCGAGGTGTATATGATCCAGCCATTAAAGAAAAGTATACGCAAACAGAATTAAAGAAGATGAACACTTGGATCAAGCATGATCGTAATGAGGAGTTTACATATGCAGGATTAAGACAGGTAGTTGACAAGTATCTCTGTCAGGATAGATCAAATGGTGATATTTTTGAAACACCTCAGTTTATGTATATGATGATTGCAGCCACACTTTTCGCAGACTATCCAAAGGAGACACGTTTAAACTACGTGAAGAAATATTATGACGCGACCTCACTTTTTAAGATCAACATTCCAACCCCAGTCATGGCAGGAGTCCGCACTCCTATTAGGCAGTTTGCTAGTTGTGTATTGGTTGATGTTGACGATACTCTTCCTAGCATTTTTAGTAGCAATTCCGCTATTGGTTATTACATTGCTCAGCGAGCAGGTATTGGTATTAATTCGGGAAGGATACGTGCGATTAACTCGAAAATTAGGGGCGGGGAAGTAGCACACACGGGTGTTGTTCCTTTCCTAAAGGTATACGAAGCAACAGTAAGAAGTTGCACACAGAACGGTGTTCGTGGAGGCAGTGCAACAACTCACTTCCCCATCTGGCATTATGAGATTGAAGATATTCTAGTATTAAAAAACAACAAGGGAACTGAAGATAACCGTGTTCGTAAACTAGACTATTCAATCCAACTCAACAAATTATTTTATGAACGATTATTGGCTGGTGAAGATATAACTCTTTTCTCGCCTCATGAAGTCCCGGAAGTCTATGATGCATTTTATTCGGGAGACAATGATAGGTTTAAAGAAGTTTACGAAGCAGCAGAACGAAAGACATCTGTTCGCAAGAAAAAACTCAAGGCAATGGATCTGTTTGGAGATCTGTTAAAGGAACGTGCTGAAACAGGACGTATCTACCTAATGAATGTTGATCACGTCAATAGTCACAGTTCATTTAAGGATCCTGTTTACATGAGTAACCTGTGTCAGGAAATTACACTTCCAACCAAGCCTATTCAACACATTGATGACGATGACGGTGAGATTGCTCTTTGTATTCTTTCTGCTATTAACGTAGGGTTGATTAACCATCTTGAGGAACTGGAAAACTTATGTGACCTTGCTGTAAGAGCATTGGAAGAAATCATTGACTATCAGGGTTATCCAGTTAAGGCTGCTGAAAAGTCTACCAAGGCAAGACGTTCATTGGGTGTAGGATATATTGGCCTAGCACACTATCTTGCGAAGAACAAGGTTAAGTATAGCGACAAGGAAGCATGGAAATTAGTTCACGAACTTTCTGAAGCATTCCAATACTATCTACTTGTTGCAAGTAATGAGTTGGCAAAAGAAAGGGGAGCATGTGAATATTATGACCGCACTAAATATGCAGACGGCATTCTTCCGATTGACACATACAAGAAAGATGTTGATGATGTAATCAAGGCGAAACTACAATATGATTGGACTGATCTACGCAAGGATATTAAGAAACACGGCTTACGGCACTCAACACTGTCCGCACAGATGCCATCAGAGAGCAGTTCCGTTGTGTCGAACGCAACAAATGGAATTGAACCACCTAGAGCATTCCTGTCCATTAAGAAGTCCAAGAAAGGACCTCTTAAACAGGTTGTTCCGCAGTATGGTCAACTAAAGAATTTTTATACCCTGTTATGGGATATGCAAGGCAATGAAGGCTACATTAACATTGTGGGTGCAATGCAGAAGTTCTTCGATCAGTCCATTAGCGGTAACTGGTCATACAATCCATTACAGTATGAGAACAACGAAGTTCCACTGAGTGTTATGATGAAAGACATGTTGACAACTTACAAAATGGGTTGGAAAACATCATACTATCAAAACACCTACGACTTCAAGGGCGAGGATGATAACATCCAACCAGAAGGTTTGGAAGATACTATTGTTGACAAAGAATTAAATGGTGCTAAACTAAATGGAACAATGAATGGTCATAATGGCTATGTAAATGGTCACATGAATGGTAACGCTAATGTGGGCGATACCGTTCCGTCGGATGATATAGACGGCGAAGAGTGTGAAGCATGCAATATATAATATATGACGAGAAAGAGAGAGCAGAAGAAATTGGCAAAAACAGTATTCAACAAGAACAAAGTAGACTTCACGAAACAATATATGTTTTTTGGAGAGGATCAGAATACCCAAAGGTATGATGTATTTAGATATCCGGAGTATGACAAACTTAACCAAACCATGTTGGGTTATTTCTGGCGTCCGGAAGAAGTATCACTTCAAAAGGATAGAGCAGACTATCAGGACTTTAGAGAAGAACAAAAACACATCTTCACAAGCAACCTGAAGTATCAAACTCTTCTTGACAGTGTTCAAGGACGTGGACCTTGTTTGGCATTCCTGCCTTACTGTTCTAATCCAGAACTAGAAAGTTGTATTGTATGTTGGGACTTCCAAGAAACTATTCACAGCCGTTCATACACACACATCGTGAAGAATGTGTATCCAGATCCAAGCGAAGTGTTTGACACCATTCTCGATGACAAGGAAATTATTGCTCGTGCTGAAAGCGTAACAAAAGAATACGATAACTTCTATAATATCGCAAATGAATACTTTAACAAGAACAAGGGCGATATGTATGAAGTAAAGAAAGCATTGTATAAGGCAATGATGACTGTTAACATTCTCGAAGGTTTAAGATTCTATGTGTCATTTGCCTGCACATTCGCATTTGGCGAATTGAAACTAATGGAAGGAAGTGCTAAGATCATTTCATTAATTGCACGTGACGAAGCAACACACTTAAATCTTTCAACACACATTCTCAAGCATTGGGCAAAGGGTGATGACGATCCAGACTTTGTCAAGATTGCCAAGGAGTGCGAGGAAGAAGTTTATGACATGTGGCGCAAGTGTGTGGAAGAAGAAAAGCGTTGGGCAGACTATCTGTTTGAAAAGGGTTCACTAGTTGGACTGAACGCTAACCTACTCCATGCATACGTTGAATTCATTGCCAATAAACGATTAAAGGCATTGGGACTCAAAACAATTTACGATCGTCCATTAACCACAAATCCTCTACCTTGGACACAACACTGGTTAAGTAGTAGTGGACTTCAGGTTGCTCCGCAAGAAACAGAAGTTGAAAGTTATATTGTGGGAGGCGTGAAGCAGGATGTTGAAAAGGACACGTTCAAGGGATTTACACTTTAACGGATAAGTATTTGTATGTTTAAGACGCAATTCAAAAAACATTCGCCCTACGAAGCCTGGACAGTTTTTGGAACCTATGGTTCAGAAGCACAGGCTATTTCGGCTGCACTACAGAAGAAACGTGCAGGTGTAATAATGGTCCGTGTCATTGATAAAAAAGGTGCAACAATTTATTCTGGATAGCACGAATGATTGACTATTTGAGATATTATCTTTTAAAATTTATAGATTGGAAAATATCTCTTTTAGAAAAATTTAAGTTGATAGTATCCGGAGAATACAAATATATAAAGTCCGACAAGGACTGGAATAAAGATTATCAAAAATGGAAGAAACAAAATGATTGAAATTTATGGCAAACCACAGTGTCCATTCTGCGACAAGGCTAAAAAACTTTGCGAACAAAAAGGCTTGGACTACAATTATAAATCACTAGGCACAGACTATCAGGTTAATGAATTACTCGATATGTTTCCTGGTGCTAAAACAGTTCCACAGATTATTGTTGGTGGAAAGAAAATTGGCGGATACGATAAACTTGAAACGTATCTAGAAGAAACGGGTTATAACGGAACAGGACACACACTATAATGTTAATTGAAACACCATACAAGGTAGGCGATACAGTATCACTTAAACTTACATCAGGTGAGGAAGTGGTTGCACGCCTAGAAGAAGAAAAGGCTGATAGTTTTATTTTACATAAACCATTGATGGTTACTGCCACACAGCAGGGACTAGGGTTGGCTCCGTTTATGTTTACAATTGGTCCTGATGCTAAGGTAAACATTTCACATGACAAGATTGTTTGTATGGTTAAGACTCTAGATGAAATGTCAAAACAATACATAACAAGCACAACAGGAATAGCAGTATAATGCCTTTGGTAGCAAGAGGAAACCAAGTCGACGTGGTTAACACGGGTCATCCTGTGTGCGTTGCGCCTGGCCAAATTGCTACCCTATCAGGAAGTTCAAATGTGTTTGTTCACAACGAGCCAATACACAGAAAGACTGATACGAACACTCCACACACCCATTGCCCACCAGTTTACAGCACAAACATTGTTACACACAGTCCAAACGTTTTTGCCAATAACCTAGAAGTAGCCAGATTGGGCGATACCTACAGTTGTAGTGCATTTGTTGAAGTAGTCACACAACCTGACGTTTTCGCCAATTCATAAAAAAATTTACATTCTTTCTGATAACTACTACTATAATAAACAGTAGAGGTTATAATGAATCAAATTAAAAGATACATCTACATGGGAATTGGATTCTTCTGTGTGGGTATGGCATACATTGGAGTGATTACTCCTGGTATTCCTTTTTCAATATTTCTAGTAATTGCTGCCTGGGCATTCGCAAAGAGTTCACCAAAGATGGAAGCGTGGTTATACAATCATCCATGGTTTGGTAAATTCTTAACCAACTGGAATAAGAAGCGAGTATTTCCTACGAAAGGCAAATATGCAATGGTAATTGTAATGGCATCCACACTTGCATTTACATTCTATGCGACTGGTAACCTAAAAGCCGTCCTGTGGTCAGGAGCATTTATGTTAGCGGTTGCTATATGGGCCTGGAGATATCCAGGATCAGTTGAGGAATGGCAAAGAAGAAAGGATGCTGGCGAAAAGATTGCTTGGTTAAAATAATATGAAGTGCGAAGCGGGTGATCTAGCAAAAATTATTTTTAGTTTGAATCCGAGTAACGTCGGTAAGATCGTCTTGGTTGAAAAATACATAGGAAAATACAAGGCAGGTGATAAATTTGATTTTAGAGGTGTTGCCTGCATGTGTCCAATACCCGATCACTATTGGTGGATAAGCGGACAAGGACTGAACAATATGTTTGGAGATACTCCCAAGGCATACATCGCGGATAGTTGGCTGGAACCCCTTCGCCCTGAAAAAAATAAAGCAAAACAATCAGAAAAATCCGACACTGACATCAGTGTTGCGGCATAAGTAATAGACTATGACAGACACATATATATTAAACAACACACCGGTTAACGCCGGTAACTTCCAGGAATACACATACGAGTGCGAATGGATTGAATGTTCGTGGAAACTGGTCCACGGAACTATCGGTCTCGTAACAGCATTTTGGTATCCGTGGATGCAAAAATAAGTTGACAACAAATCAACACTCTGCTATTATACATAGACACTATAGAAAAGGAAGGTAACATGCCTAAAGTATATCACTTCGAACTAGACAACGAAGACATCTATGAAGTCATTGCAATGGACTTTAAGGATGCCTGTCTTACACTAGAAGAAAATCATCCCGAGATACGAATAACAGATATACGTTCTATAGCAGAACACCTTAATCCCATTCCGGGCGTAGACACAATACACTAATAGACACGGGCCTTTAGCCAAGCGGTCAAGGCAATCGACTCATAATCGATGGATCACAGGTTCAAATCCTGTAGGGCCCACCATTCAATAGCAGTGTAGTTTAACGGTAAAACAGCGGGCTTATACTCCGTAGCAACAGATAATTGGCTGATCTCGGTTCGAATCCGGGCACTGCTACCATTTTTTAGATTGACAGCACACATAACCTGTGCTATAAATATAGAGTAATTGTTGACGTCATCGTATGTCACAAGGGCAGGACCCGGGTTCGATACCCGGCGCCTCCACCATAAGCACTCTATCCCAACCTGACGAGGGCGGATCGTAAAGAACTAAACAGAGTGCTTATGATGGGGGCGAAATGGGATCGACTGACTTGTTAAGGGTGAAAGAGATTACCGGTTAGGAACGGCCGAGCACTAAGGTAGGGAGACTTACCGCTAACAGTCCAAAACTATAAATGCAAACGAAAACTTTGCACTTGCTGCCTAATTAATTAGGTGAGCGGGGAGGGCACTGCCTGGCAACAGAAGTGTGCCATTTATTTTTCCAATTATCATCATAGAAAAATACAATGGAAAAACCAGTTTTAATGGTTGACAACTATTGTAAATATAAAGTATAATGCAATAAGACTAAAAAATATTTTTTAGCAAACTTTCAAGGAAATATTATG